TTTTGGAACAACCCCTCAGTCACCTATGGTGACAGCTCCCCTAAAGGGGAGCCTATATATGCCTCCTCTCATAGAGGAGGTGCCCGTTAGGGCGGAGGAGTCGTATCACTACTTAAATCACAACCTCAGAAAGGCAGGTCAAACATGAACGAATACAACACAACCGCAAATCCGCAGGGACACGAACTGGGCTGGGACGATGAGATCCAGCAGGAGAGCAGCTTCATTCTGCTGCCGGAGGGCGACTACCGCTTTACCGTGGAGAAATTCGACCGTGCCAGACACGCCGGCTCGCCAAAAGTTCCGCCCTGCAACAAGGCGATCGTCCACTTTCGGGTGTTCAGTCCTGACGGCAGCAGCGTTCTCGTGCAGGAGAACCTGTTCCTGCACACGAAAATGGAATGGAAACTGTCCGAGTTTTTCGCCAGCATCGGCATGAAACAGAAGGGGCAGGCGGCACAGATGAACTGGTCACAGGTGTGCGGCAAGTCCGGCGTGTGCCATGTGAAAATCCGCACCTATGACAAAAAGGACGGCAGCGGAACCGGACAGGCAAACCAGATCGACAAGCTGTACCCGTCCTACGATCAGCCCCAGATCGCTCAGAATGCCCCACAGCAGCCCTACACCGCACCCCAGTCCTCGTATCCGCAGAACAATGCACAGCCGTGGCAACAGCCCCAGAACGTCCCTCAGGGCGGCTGGAACAGGGGACAGTTTTAAGGAGTGATGCAAAATGCAAATGCGACCATATCAGCAGGCGGCGAGAGAAGCCGTGCACCGGGAGTGGGACGAGGGCAGAAACCGGACGCTGCTGGTGCTGCCCACCGGGTGCGGCAAGACCATTGTCTTTGCCAAGATCACCGAAGACGAAGTCCGCAGCGGCAGCCGTGTGCTGATCCTTGCACACCGGGGCGAGCTGCTCCAGCAGGCAGCGGACAAGCTGGAACGCACCAGCGGTCTGAAATGTGCCGTGGAAAAGGCGGAGCAGACCTGTCTGGGGGAGTGGTACCGTGTCACGGTGGGCAGCGTCCAGACCCTCATGCGGCAGAAACGCCTTGCCCAGTTTCCGCCGGACTATTTTCAGACCATTATCATCGACGAGGCACACCACGCCATTTCCGGCAGCTATCAGGTGATACTGGAGCACTTTGCCGGTGCCCATGTGCTGGGCGTGACGGCAACGCCCGACCGGGGCGACAAGCAGAATCTGGGCAAGGTGTTCGACAGTCTGGCGTATGAATACACGCTGCCACAAGCCATTCACGAGGGATACTTAACGCCGATCCGGGCACTGACTGTGCCGGTGCAGATCGATTTCACCCATGTGGGGACGGCTGCCGGAGATTACAAGCCGGGGGATATTGCCACGGCATTAGACCCCTATCTCGATCAGATCGCCGCCGAAATGGCAAAGCACTGTGCCGACCGGAAGACGGTGGTGTTCCTGCCGCTGGTCAAAACCTCCCAGAAGTTCCGGGACATTCTCTGTCAGCACGGATTCCGGGCGGCAGAGGTCAACGGCGAATCCGACGACCGGGAACAGGTTTTACAGGACTTTTCCGACGGCAAATACAACGTGCTGTGCAACAGTGCGCTGCTCACCGAGGGCTGGGACTGTCCGGAGGTAGACTGCGTGGTGGTGCTGCGTTCGACGAAAGTCCGTGCCCTGTACTGCCAGATGGTGGGACGCGGCACACGGCTGGCAGAGGGGAAAGACCACCTTCTGCTGTTGGATTTCCTGTGGAACACGGAAAAGCACGAGCTGTGCCGTCCGGCGTGCCTCATCTGCGAGGACGAAGAAGTGCAGCAGAAAATGACACAGCAGCTGGAACAGCAGCCCGGTGTGCCAGTGGACATCGAGGAAGCCGAAAACAAAGCGTCTGAGGACGTGGTGGCAGACCGGGAGTCCAAGCTGGCGGAGCAGCTGGAATCCATGAAAAAGCGGAAGTCCAGGCTGGTAGACCCCCTGCAGTACGAGATGTCGATCCAGTCCCGGGATCTGACCGGCTATGTGCCGGCGTTCGGGTGGGAATCCAGTCCGCCGACGGACAAGCAGAAGAAAGACCTGGAGAAACGGGGCATCAACCCCGATGCGGTGGAGAGTGCCGGAAAGGCGGAACAGATCCTCCGCACAGTGGCACAGCGGCAGATCAGCGGACTGGCTACCCCGAAGCAGATACGCTGTCTGGAAAAGTACGGTTTTCTGCACGTGGGCGGCTGGTCCTTCGAAGCAGCAAAGAATCTCATCAACCGCATTGCCGCAAACGGCTGGCGTGTGCCGCGGTCGATCACAGCGGCGGAGTATGTGCCGGAGGTGCATGGATAAATGGATTACAAAGACGACAACTTAGACGAACTGCTGGACTACATCGACCCGGCAGCCCTGACCTATCAGGAGTGGTGCGGGGTGGGCATGGCATTGAAAGATTCCGGCTATGACTGCTCCCTCTGGGACAGCTGGTCACAGCGTGACACTGTCCGGTATCACAGCGGCGAGTGCGAAAAGAAGTGGCGGTCTTTCGCCGGCTCAGAGCACCCGGTCACTGCCGGAACAATTGTACACATGGCACTGGAAAACGGCTATCGTCCCCAGAGTGCCCCGAAAGAATCCAGAGCACTCAGCTGGGACGATTACATCGGGGAGGACTATGTGGTCACCAGCCGGAAAGAGGCACAGGACATTCCCGTGGCAGAGCCGCAGGCGTGGAATCCGGCACAGGAACTCTCCCGCTACATCGAAACCTTGTTTGAAGCAGAAGATTTCGTGGGCTATGTGACGGAAACGTGGCAGAACAAGGACGGCAAGTATCTGCCCACATCGGGCTGCTGCGACCGTACCGCCGGGCAGCTCCTGGAGGCTCTGGGCAAGTGCGGCGGCGACATCGGGGCGGTAGTCGGGGACTATGCCGAAGAAGCCGGAGCGTGGATCCGGTTCAATCCCCTGGACGGCAAGGGCGGTAAAAACGAGAACGTCACGGAATACCGCTATGCACTGGTGGAATCGGACGTGCTGGACGTGGAACGGCAGAACGGCATTCTCCACGAAATGCAGCTGCCCATTGCGTGTCTGGTGTACTCCGGCGGCAAGAGCCTCCACGCCATTGTGCGTGTGGACGCTCCCAACTACGAAGAATACCGAAAACGAGTGGATTTCCTCTATGAAGTCTGCGACAAGAACGG